GGCCATTTTGTCTTCAGGGACCTAGTCTAACCAGGACTCCTCCACTCCAGGATCGGGAACATCCACCAGCCCCGAAACCAGCCTGGACGAAGACTTGCTGAATCCAGCCTGGGCACTGTACACCCAGTTTTCCATGCCTGGCTTGCACAAAAGGAAACCTGCTTTGATGTTTACAATAATTGATTCATTGAAGCATTGAACAAATAATTTTGTTGCAAGGAATTTTTTGCTATCAGGTAGAAGATGTATGCAACTACTCACTGATGATTTAAATGTTAAAATGTTACCAGTGTGTGTTGTTAGATAATCTGGTTTTGTATCCACAAGTCCTTCAAATAGTGCTTCACCTAATTCAGCATATGATGTCAATATTTCTGTCAAATAATTACACAAGTCAATTTTGCTCATTTGGGATGTCAATAGATGATGTTCTAGCCTTGGTGTGTGCACTTCTTGAAATGTGGGTATTCCTTCTACATACTTATAATGACCCAGTGTTCCTTCTTTTATAAAAATTGGACTTGACAATTTATCAAAAAGGTTTGGGTTTAGTTTAGTTTTGTTTTTAATTCTCATTTCAAAAGCATGCCATTCAATGATTTCTTCAATTGTTAATAACTTTTCCAAAAGTTCAGAACTGGCTTTTTTGGTGGGGTACCTAGGCAAATGGTCCCAGTAGATTGTAAACTCATTTGTCATTTCTTGTTTGTTCCTTGAGAAACAGATTGTTACACTTTGTTGCTCCCAAATAACTTCTCGTGAATATATGATGCTGTATTGATCTTGATAAATTCTTTTTTCAGATAAATGTTGAGGAAATGATTTGAGTAATTCACACACCTGAATCTGTCTCTTTTCATTGATTGAGTGAGCTATCAAAATTTGTAGAATGTTTCCATCAACAGGAACGCTGTTGGGAAATTCGGAATTTGTTATTTCTTTCCAAGCATTAAATACTATTTCATAATTAAGTGGTATTGGTTTTATGAATGATTTTAATAGAAGTACTATTTCTGTTTGTTTCAAGTTGAAATCTCTTTTTGAGATCCCCACTTCATTGGTGGTTTCCCAGCAAAGCTCATCATCTCCCTGAAAATAGGTGCTGTTGTTGCTTAGTGATGTCAATCTAAACACCTCATATGGCTCCCTGACTTCCATATTGAAACTTGCATCTGCAGCTTCAATGAGTTTCATTCTAATCAGCTGGTGGCTGTTCATGAGTTTAAGTTTTTTTAAGGGGATGCTAGGTTCCACAATCTCCTTGAAAAAAACAGGCGCTCTGGCTTCTAGGGATGCCAAAGCAGGCACAAGGAAATCATCATTGATTGTGCTGCCTCTCATTTCTGTGCTGATGGATGGCAGCTCCTCCACACCAACTGTTGAATAGAAGTGTTTCTCATCCAGAGAAAATTTTTCAATGAGTAGTTGAACCTTGAGTTGAACATAATCCTCAAGAAGTGTCTGTCTGTTCTCTTTAAGAGAAGTTTCTATGTTTCCAAAGGTTGAACTCAGTTTAAAACTTTGTGATCTAATTGTAGCAACCAATCCACTGAAGTTTTCACCACTTGACATGTTACGAAGACTATCTTTGATACTTTCTATTATACTTTGTTCTAAGGATGAATATGTGGTTGATTGAAAATGTTTTCTTATAAAATTAAAGAGTTTGCTGCAAATGGGATCTTCCATTTTTCTGCTGGGATCTAAGCTTAAAATTATGTTGTTTTCTTTATTGTTTTTGAGTCTTCCAGAACAAACTCTGATTGGCCCAAACAAGGTTGGATCCCAGGTTGTTTCTTCACATTTTTTTGCAATCAGATTGGCTTTTTCAATACATAGAATAGGTGCATTCATCCAGTTGGAAAGTTCATTATCTATTTCTGCAACAAGTTTTTTATTTTTTTTGTTATTAAAATCTTTTCTTTCTCTTAATGATAAGAGTTTTCTTTCTGTAAAACTCATGTTGTCAAACATAATGGGGTGCAACTCTTTTGAATAAAAATGTTTTTCTGAAAGAGCATTTTGATATTGAGAACCAAAACCTGCACATGATAGTATTTTTTTGCTCATATTTAGTAGATTTTTGCATTGGACTATTGAAGCACAATTGTCATATGCTTCTTGAATGATGGTGTCTGTTGTGTTTAAATAAGCTAACGGATCAAAAACTTCAAATCCAAAGCTAGGAATAGTCAAAAATTTGATGGTTGGGGGTATTTCTTGTCCCCCCGATACAAAAACACTCTTAAATTCAAAAACATCAGTACCCCACACACTTTTTTCAGAAAGTTTTTTGTTTAAACATTTAGATAAAATGTAATGACATTCTAACACAAATGCTGCATTTTCTGGTCCCATCAACACAGTTGCTTGATCATCAGATGTCACACAATTATAGACATCTGAGAAGTCATTCAAATTAGTTTTAATGAATTGCCAGATAAACTCTTCTGTTTTGCCAGCCCATATATCAGACCAACCATGTAGTATTCCCTGACCCATATCGTATGGGTACGTCTGCATGCCCAGCTTGCCTTTTTCCAAAAGATCTCTGGCATACAAATCTGTGTCATTTTGTAGCTCGTTGAAACAGATGGGATTGATGGATGTTTTAAGTTCAGTGTTTTGTTGTTTTATTAAATATTCTGCATACTCTGAGGATGTTTCAACCCTTTTTAAAACATGTTTCCATAAAATGTCACTGATGATAGTTAAATCATTTCTGTTCATGTTGACCAGATCAACTGATTCATTGAAAATATCCATCATGTCTGCAAATAATGAGGGCATACTTAAAGGGCCCCACTTTGAATGATCAAGAGAGCCAAACAAGTACTCCTCATTTTCTACAAATACTGAGCTCAATTGTTCATCATTTAAATTCATAAAATCCTCGAATCTGAGGTCCAAATTTGTGGCTCTCTGCATTTGACAATTACGTACATGTTTTCTTATTAAGGTTTCTGAAGAGTGATCATAAAGACAGCTGATTGGGTTCAAATCTTTTATTTGTTTTGCAAATTCCTCAACTACTTTTGTAGCAATCTTTGTTTTTATATCACCAATGTACAATTCGCGTGTGCCCCCTACTTGTTCCTTATAACTCAATGCAAAATTCATTTCAGGTAATTTATCAAGTAAGTCTAGACATGTTAATTCTGAAATTATCTCTTTATTTTTTAGTTTTTCTTTCCTTATTTCATTTAACAGTTCTATAGCAGTGCTGTTCCTGCTCGATAATTTTGTTTTGAACTTCAATTGACTGAGAGCTTTTCCTTGTCTTTGGGTGACTCTAAGTTCATCTTTTAAACTTTTGATTTTCAAAAGTATACACAGATGTAATGCATCAGGATCTTCTGTCATGACTATTCTTTGTTTTATTATTTTGGTTAAATCATCTTGCTCATCGTTCTCCAAAGTTTTAAGAGCTGTTTCCTTCAGGTTGTCTAGATGAGGTAGATTTTCGCACAATAAGTAGGGCTCAGTTGTTTTTAATTTTTCCAGTATCCATTCATTTCCATTGCTTTTGTAAAATTCAACATATTGAACTAATTCATCATTAATATCTTTCAATCTTGTTGTTGTCTGAGGATCTTTTTCCTGTTTGAAACCACGTATTGCTCTCATCTTTGCATTATGAAGGTTTTGTAGTTGATTTGTCATGGAGGCTTTGGAGTAGAACTTTTCTGATTTTACTTGAGTCATGCAGGAATTGCTGTTTGAAACATCAAAAGCCAATGGTTCCTTCAACTTTGTATATGAAAATTTATCCAAATAATCCAAGCATTCCAACTTGAACCATTTATAAAATTCAGATAAAATGCCTGGTTGAATTGTTGGACCTTTTATCTGTTCATAACAAAGCTCCTCAATAGATAAGGAGTTGTTTAACCTCCAGCCTCTTTCCTGTTCCCAATCTTTTTTTAATTCAAAGTATTTTTGATTTGCTTTTATTCTCTCTATGTCCTTTTCTTGAGTGTCTTTGGTAATCAAATTGCACAAATATGACATGAATAACATCTTTCTTGTCTCAATTTGTTGATTGTCTGTTTTATCAAAGGGATAAATTGCCCCTGTTCTTTTGAAAGTGCTAAATATTTTATTGATGAGCCAGTAATCAACACAGTTTTTATCATTTTTAAGTTGACTTGATATTTTTTTTCCTAGATGTCTAGAGTGATAGTTAGACTTCAGAGCCATAATCAAATACCTGATATTTTGTAAGTTTTTTTGAGTCGTTTTATTTTGATTCATCAGGATCTCTAAAATGCAATTTCTAAGATCAGTTTCCATAGGTTTTTTTGTTAACTTTTTATATTCTTGTTCAATATTATTCAAACAAAGTCTTAAATTAATTGGACACATGTATCTACTGGGATGTGCTGTAAACACATCAACAGTGTGAGTTGAGATTAAGCCAAATTGTTTGGCTTTTTGTCCCCTTGTTTTGTAGAATAAAACTTGTTCATTAAATTTTTGATAGCATAGATATGAGTTTTTGTATGTGTAACTTGTGTTTGCAGATCTTAAAATGCACATACTGACATCCTCAACAGTCCTCAAATCCTGAAATGACCACATATTTAGTCTTTTTTGGGCACATTTAAGAATATAATTTTCATTGTGACTTGATTGCACTGCATTTTGCTTATGTGGAACTGTTGCTTTGATTAATCTTTGTTCCAAAAGTTTGAGTCTTGCTTCCATTTGTTCTGTCATTGGTGAATAATTGGTGAATGTGTTTTTGTGTTCCTCGTAGCATTTGGTAAGGTGTGCTTCCTCCATTTTTGCATTTTTGCCCCCTTGTCTGATTTTGAGTCTACAATCAACAACAATGTCCTCCAACCATCTCAGACTGTCATGTGGACCCGGCACCAGGCCCCTGTCAAGTCCAGAAAGATAATATATATAACAATAATCCAATCTTTTTAATTTTTTGTTTTTGTTTAGTGAGTTGATGAGAGCAACAACAGGTTCATTTTTAGTGAAGTATTCTTGTATGATTGGATCTGTGCTATTAAAACCAGACTTGTTTAATTTAATATCTCTATACTTAAGCAAGCTTTCACTTTTATATTCACACCAAAGTGCTTGAAGGGATTCATTATTGGTTTTTACATAAAAGCTTTTGTTTTCTTTCAATTTCTTTTTGGCTACATTCTTAACTTGATTTGCAAGATCTTTTTGATTGAAACCAGGCAAGAAACCTCTGTCTAGGTCAGGAAACACTGACAGAGCAGCCTCTCTTCCGCCAGCTCTGCCCAAATCCCCAAATTTGTTAAAATAAGGATATTGTTGAAATAGGTCTCTGATTTCCCAAAAATATTTAAGGTTTATTTCTCTTAGTTCCTCATTCTTTTCAATTTTTTTGAAAAAGTTCATCATCAACTTTTCTAAGTTCTGTAAAGTTGATCTCACATAGGGGTTATCCACTTCATCAAAAGAACTCATGATTTCCACATGAATCAGAATGGGAAATTTCTCACTCAGCTTTAGCCATTTTTGTCTATCTGAAAATTCTTTTTCTGATTTCCTGTTTTTACTTATTCCAAACTCATATAACATCAATTTTCCATCCTCAGTGATAGCATATGCATCAGGTGTTAAGTTACTTGAACATCCTTTAATGGAGATTTCTTCAAGTAATTGAGTTATATTTTTCTTTCTTTCTTCATCTCTGTACACCAATCCATACTTTGAACAGAGCACCCTTTCTGCTATGTTGCCTCTCAATCTCAGAACTCCTTCGACTCTAAGAGCCTTTGATGTGAAGTTTTGGAACATTTCCATTTGTGCCACATTTGGAACAAAGGGAAACCCATCCTTATTTAACTGTCTTAATCTGTCAACAATTTTGTTGAAGGCCTCTTGATCATCCATGGTCAAAAAAACAATATGGCACCTCCTCTGTGC